GAGCAATTGCTTTAGTTTCTAACGGTTATCAAATATCAGTAACTACAGGTAACGCTCAGACATACAAGTGGCACAACGGTACTACACGAAGCATGACGCTAGACTCAAGCGGCAACTTGTTGGTTGGGACTACTACCACACCAACTTCTTCTGCAGGAAATATTGTTTTAGCAAATGGAACAGCTCCAACAGCCAGTGCTACAGATGGAGTTATTTTGTATGCAGAAGACGTTTCATCTAGTTCTGAGCTTAAAGTCAGAGATGAAGCAGGAAACATTACGACACTCTCTCCACACAACTTTGACCTGATTCCACAAGGGCCATCTGAAGACATGGCGTGGTCTTATTATTCAGAGCGTGATGGGAAGCAAATTAACGTAGACATGCTGAAAGCTATTAGAGTCTTAGAAAAACTCAGCGGCGAACAGCTTGTATTTGAAAACTAGAAGGAGCTAACTAATGGCTACATGGACTATCGCAAACCTTGAGCGTAACGTGGCAGACGGCGGTGTAACCGTTGCACACTGGCGTGTTACTGAAGTAGACGGAGACTTCTCCGCATCATCATACGGCACTGTAGGCTTTACACCTGACGCTGACGCTGATGACTTTGTTGCTTACGACAGTCTGACAGAAGAAGTTGTTATGGGCTGGGTACACGCAGAGGTAGACCAGAGTGCTACTGAAGCGGCACTGACTGCTAACATTGAAGCACAGAAGAATCCTGTGTCTGCTGATGGTATGCCTTGGTAAAAACTTTAGTACTCTACTTAGTACTAGAAGGAGGTACTTCAGCATACGTAGGCAGACGAGTTGTTTACCACACAGTATGTGAATATAAGGAGGTAGACTCAGAGTCAGACAAACGCTACCGATGGTATGTCCAAGGCATATATAGTTGTCCTAAGTACGTAAGGTATAACGATGATTGATCCAGTAACAGCTATAGCCGCAGCATCTAAAGCCTTTGCGATGACTAAGGCGTTTGTTGAAGCTGGACGTTCTGCAGAAGACACGCTAGGACAAGTAGCTAAGTGGTACGGTGCAGCTAGTGACGTACTGTTTGATGAGTCGAAGAAGAGCAACCCGAATCCTTTTAAGAAGATGGTGTTTGCTAAGTCTGCCGAAGCTGAAGCACTAGAGGCTTTTGCAAGAAAGAAGAAGATAGAAGCTCAACGCAAAGAACTACACAGCATCATAGGCATGGCTTATGGTAACCAAGGTTTACAAGAGTTGAGAGACATTAAGAAGCAAGTAATAAAACAACGACAGGACGCTGTTTACCGACAGCAGGAACTAAAAGAACAAATACTAGGCACATTGTTAGCTTTTGTTGGCTTAGGTGTCGTAGCAGTTCTAGTAATATTCATTGCAGGTGGTTTTAAATGACAAAAACAGAAGAACTTATTGCGAGACTTGAGGGACATGAGAAAGAGTGTCTAGTGCGGTACGACATGATCCAACGTCAGCTTGATTCAGCAGGTAAGGACATTGCTGTCAATCGTCAGGCTGTCTTTGCTCTGTATCCTTTTATTCTTGGTGCCATTGTCTTTGCTGAGTACATACGATGATTGAAGCACTCATAGGGCCAGTCACAGGGCTTCTAGACAAGTTTGTAGAGGACAAGGACCAGAAGGCTTGGCTGGCCCACGAAGTCGCTACAATGGCTCAGAGACACGCTCAGGAGCTTGCTAAGGCACAACTAGAAGTTAACAAAGTAGAAGCAGCACACAAGTCCTTGTTTGTCTCTGGTTGGAGACCTGCTGTTGGCTGGTGTTGTGTCTTGGGTATGACTGGTAACTTTATGGTTATACCCTTTACCAACTTTGTACTAGCTCTGTTGGCTATTGAAGTCACTATACCACTCATTGACCTAGAGACTATGATGCCTGTACTAATGGGTATGCTTGGTCTTGGCGCTATGCGCTCTTATGAAAAAACCAAGGGCGTATCGAGGGAAAAATAAATGGCATATTACGTAGGTACACAACAGTTTCCTAGTGTTTATGCAGCAGCTAGGTTTTTAGCTAAGAATCCTCAACCGGGAGTTAGCATTACGTCTAATCCTGTAGGGACAACTAAACCAGCGCCTACAACAAAAGAAGGTATGTTAAGTCAAGCACCACCTAAGCCCGTTAAGCCTGCTCCGGTAAAACCTGCTCCTACTACTAAAGAAGACGTAAAAGCAGCAGAAGAAGCACAACCAGAGATGACCTTTACGTTTATACGTGGTCAAGAAACTGGCGATGCAAACCTTGATCTTTTGTTGGCTCAAAAAAGAGACGTTGAGCAATTAACTGAAGAAGACTTAAAAAAGTACTTTAACGACAAAGGGTCTAAAACACTTCAACAAGCTTTTGGCGACTTTGACAACTACCTTGCTTACATGACTGAACGTGAACAGTTAATTCAGTCTGGCGAATACGACGTAGGTAACTGGGCTGAACAAGGTGTCGGAGGAGCGGGGTTTACAGAAGATCAACAAATGCTTATGGAAGGAGATGCAGATCTTACTGTAGATCCTAGTGACCCCGGACAAGACGTAACTGTACTTAATCAACAGTTAAGCTCTGCCCGACAAGCTGCGTACAACAACTGGGCAAACTCAGACGTTAACAAAGCACTCCTTGATAAATACGGAGTTACTTACAACATAACTAACGAAGACGGAGACACTTACAAGTGGAATGGCTCTGCCTACGTAAAAACATATAAAGCACCTAGTGGCGATGTTAAGAATGCTATGGTAGGTGTGATTGCTGCCACAGCTACAGCTGCATTAGGAGGGGCTATTGGAGGCGCTTTAGCACCTAGTGGAACTGCAACGGCAGCAACAGGAACAGCAGCAGGGGCAACAGGAGCAGCTACAGGGGCAACTGCTGGCGGTTTTGTAAGCCAAGTTGCTGGTGATGTTCTTGCTAACGCTATTGTTCAAGGAGCCGTAACTGGTGAAGTAGACCCTTCTGCTCTTGTAACGGCTGGTATTTCTTCTGGTTTAGACTACGTAGCAGAAGGAATTAAATCAGGCGCTATAGCCGCTAGTTCTGATGCCGGTGCTGCTATCGACAACGCTATTTGGAACACAGCGGACGCCTTGAGAACAGATTATGATACCGTGGTTGATATAGCTACTGGTATTGCTTCAGGGGCTGTTGCTGGTGACGACATTGAAGACATTGCATTAGGTGCTGTACAAACGTACACAACAAGCGAGCTTCAAAACTATGTACGGACTAACTACGCTGACTCAATGGGCAATGTTCAAGTAGACAACTTGTTTGAAGAAGACGAAATACTTGAAGACGGAACTATAATTCCAGCGCAAACTACTGTTCCTATAGCAGCTTTAAATCCATTTATAGAAACAGTAGTAGGCGCTGCTTTTGGAGAAGACGTAAACGCTACTGATATTGTTACAGACATAGTTGATTTTGCTACTTATGAAGGTGGCTTAGATGAAGACGGAACCTTAGGGTTTTTAGACCCCGGTATAGACATACCCGACATTGATTTAGACCTTTTTGGCAACGTACAGGTTCCTGACTTTGGGGCCATAGAAGACGTAGTCAGACAAGCAGGGTCAACAACAGAAGACGTGGTTAGAACTGTAGGATCAACTGCAGAGGACGTAGTCAGAGCAGGAGGGCAAGCAGTAGCGCCTATAGTAGAGCCTCCAGCACAGGCCATTGGAGACGTGTTAGCTGCTGCAGAAGACGTAGTTAGACCCATAGGGTCAGCAGCAGAAGACGTGGTTAGAACTGTAGGGTCAGCAGCAGAAGACGTAGTTAGACCCATAGGGTCAGCAGCAGAAGACGTAGTTAGAACCGCAGGATCTGCTATTGATGAAGCTATTATACAACCTATTCGAGAAGCATTACCTACAGGAACAACACCAGAGTTACCTCAAATAACAACACCAGAGTTACCTCAAATAACAACACCAGAGTTACCCAGTGTAGACCTGCCCAGTGTAGACTTGCCTAGTATAGATTTACCAAGCATGGGTATGCCTCAGTTTGCTGGAGGGGGTGGAGGTATGTTTGAAAGTTTTGTTCCGCCTGAGTATTTTTACAGAACGCCCGAATATAGACAAATACAGTTACCAAAACAAGTAGACTATGTAGCAGAGCTAAACAACATAATTGCTAGAAATTCAGGAAGAATGGCATGACCTATTTAAACATAGTAAACAACGTCCTACGAAGGATGCGAGAAGAAGAAGTTACTTCCGTACAAAGCAGCACTTATTCTAAAATGGTAGGTGACTTTGTTAACGACGCAAAGCGCACAGTAGAAGACGCATGGGACTGGTCTGCACTTCGGACTACTCTAACAATTACTACTACTGCTGACGTTTTTAACTACGTACTAACAGGAAGCCAAAATAGAATCAAAGCTCTTAACGTCATCAATGACACAGCTAACTTGTTTATGGAGTACAAGACAGCTACGTTTTTTGATGAGGCTTACTTAATCTCAGACCCACGTAAGAGTGCGCCAACGTACTACACGTACAACGGCGTTGACAGCGATGGTGACACTCAGATTGACATTTACCCTACTCCTGACAAAGCGTACACTATTCGTTTTAACTGTGTAAAACGTGCTGCTGACCTGTCTGCCAATGACGACACAATGGACATCCCTGCAATGCCTGTGATTCACTTGGCTATTGCTTTGTTGGCTCGTGAACGTGGAGAAACTGGAGGCACTTCTGCTCCTGAATACTTTGCTATTGCTGATAAGTACCTGTCTGATGCTATTGCTTTAGACGCTCAAAAGCACCCAGAAGAAGTAGTCTTCTATACGCCGTGAGGTAGCTATGGCTCAACAATTACAAAGCATTAACCTTGTTGCACCGGCCTTTAAAGGAATCAATACAGAAGATTCCCCTTTGGCTCAGGACCCTTCGTTTGCTGACGTTGCTGACAACGCAGTAATTGACAAACGAGGCCGCATTGCGTCACGCAAAGGACACTTAGTACTGACAACAAACAAAACTGAACTAGGGTCTGCAAAGATTAGAGCAATTAAAGAGTTTGAAGACAACGCAGGTAACACTAAAATATTTTCTGTAGGTAACAATAAGATACTTAGCGGCACCACTACGTTAGCTGACGAAACGCCCGGAAGTTACACCATTACCCAAGACAACTGGAAGATGGTTAACTTTAATGACAAGATTTATTTCTTCCAACGTAGTAATGAACCCCTTGTGTACGACAACGCAGGAGGCGCTGTAGTCAAGCTTAGTACAGTTTCTGGTGCTGCTGGTGTCGCTACTACTATGTACGGAAACGAAGTTATAGCAGCTTATGGACGCCTGTGGACAGCAGACATAAATAACGACAAGTCTACAGTGTACTGGTCTGACCTATTGATTGGACACGATTGGTCCGGCGGTACTAGCGGGTCTATTGACATATCCAAAGTTTGGCCTGACGGCTATGACGAAATTGTGGCTTTGGCTGCACACAACGGCCTTCTGATTATATTTGGTAAGCACAGCATTGTTGTGTACCAAGGAGCCGAAGCTCCTGCTACGATGTCTCTTGTAGATACTGTAGCGGGTGTGGGTTGTGTAGACAGAGATACAGTACAACATACGGGTTCTGATGTGTTGTTCTTGTCACATACTGGTCTTAAAAGCTTTGGTAGAACTATTCAAGAAAAGTCAATGCCTATGACTAACTTGTCCAGTACAATATCTAAAGACATTATTGATTTGCTTCAGAATGAAACAAGTTTTTTTAAAACTGTTTACAGTCCAGAAGAAGGTTTTTACTTATTGACTTTTTCTGCACAGGACACAACCTTCTGCTTCGACGTTCGAGGCACACTAGAAAACGGAGCATACCGTGTAACACGCTGGCCCGGTACTGGCTTTACGTCTTACGGTAGAAAAGACGACGGAACACTTTTGATTGGAACTGGTGAAGGAATCAGTGAGTACTCAGGATATAGAGACAACGGAGAACCTTATCGCTTTAAGTACTACAGTCCCGGTTTGACCTTTGGTGACCCTTCACGTTTAAAAATACTTAAAAAACTGCGGCCTACAATTGTTGGTGCTAACAGTGCTATTATGTTTCTTAAGTGGGCATACGACTTTGGCACATTTTTTAAAACGTCAGAGTTTACGGTAGGTAATCAGGTTACTGGCTACTTTAACGAAAGTGAGTTCAATAGCACAGCAGAGTTTACAGGTGGTGATCTTACGTCACGCCGTGGCATAAACACTACCGGAGGCGGTGGAGTTATAACAATTGGGTTGGAAGCAGACATAGACGGTTCAGGTTTGTCTCTCCAAGAGATCA